TGTGGAATATAATCCTAGCGCAATTGATATGTATACTATATCATTTGATCCTTCCAAATTGGAAGAACCAATGTACTTATTTAAGAAAAAATCAGGTGGAACTATTGATAAAGATAGTTTAGTTTCTATAACAGATATATACGGCGAATATGGTAGATAAATTTAACAGCTCATCACGCAATCCAACTGATATGGATGATGCAAAAGCATTAGGTGCAGGTGGTGATGATAAAATTGATATTGAAGAAGTAGGTAGTCAAATAGACGTAAATCTATCCCCTGATCAAGTAGAAGATAGTGTAGAAATTATTGAAGATGGTTCTGCTATCGTTGGTGAAGTTGATGTTCCTATAGCTTCAGGATTTAATTCTAATTTAGCGGAAATTGTTGATGAAGCAATTTTACAAGAGCTTTCCAATGAACTTATTGAAAGAGTAGAAAATGATAGATCTTCTCGTGAAGAGTGGGAACAAGCTTACACTAAAGGTTTAGACCTTTTAGGTTTTAGATATGAAGAACGCACACGTCCTTTTAGAGGAGCGGCAAGTGTTAGTCATCCTGTATTAGCTCAAGCGGTAACACAGTTTCAGGCAATGGCCTATGTCGAACTTCTACCAAGTGATGGTCCTGTTCGAACACAAGTTGTCGGTGCAAACACAACTGAATTACAACAAGCAGCAGAACGTGTAAAAGATTACATGAACTATGAGATTACTCATGTCATGGAAGATTATAATCCTGAAATGGATCAATTGTTATTTCAATTACCTTTATCAGGAAGCGCATTTAAAAAAGTTTACTTTGATGAAGTCTTACAAAGAGCAACATCAAAATTTATTCCAGCAGAAGATATGATTGTACCTTATGGTGCATCTGACTTAGACACTTGTGATCGTATTACACAGATCGTTAAGATGTCTATGAACGATTTAAGAAAAAAACAAGTTTCAGGATTTTATCGAGATGTTGAGCTACAAGCTTATGGTGACGATGAGGCAAGTGATATACAAGATAAAAAAGATCAAATAGATGGCACAAATCCAACCAATTATAAAATGGATGACATGTCTGAACTCTATGAAATGCATGTTGATTTAGATCTGGAAGGTTTTGAAGATATTGATCCTAGAGATGGTGAGCCTAGTGGAATCAAACTACCTTACGTAGTAACTGTTGAAAGAACATCTAATAAAGTTTTATCCATATATAGAAATTACAATGAAGCTGATGCTTTAAAAAGAAAGAATGAATACTTTGTACACTACAAGTTTTTACCGGGTTTAGGTTTCTATGGCTTCGGTTTAATCCACATGATCGGTGGTTTAACAAGAACTGCCACAACAGCATTAAGACAATTACTTGATGCGGGAACACTATCTAACTTACCTGCAGGTTTTAAATCAAGAGGTTTAAGAATACGTGATGATGATCAACCTTTACAACCAGGAGAGTTTAGAGATGTTGATGCTCCTAATGGTGTAATTCGTGAAGCATTAATGCCTTTACCTTACAAAGGGCCTGATCAAGTTTTGATGCAACTTTTAGGTTTCTGTGTAGATGCTGCAAAACAATTTGCAACCGTTGCTGATATGCAGTTGTCAGAAATAGGAAGTTCACAAACTCCTGTAGGCACCACAATGGCACTCATGGAACGTGGCACAAAAGTTATGTCTGCGGTTCACAAAAGATTACATTACGCACAGAAAAAAGAATTTGAACTATTAGCTAAAATTTTCAAATTGGTTTTACCACCAATGTATCCTTACAATGTTGCAGGTGGACCAAGAGAAATAAAGATACAAGATTTTGATGATAACATAGATATTCTACCTGTTTCAGATCCAAACATTTTCTCAATGTCACAAAGAGTGACGCTTGCACAAAATCAATTACAACTAGCTCAATCAAATCCACAAATGCACAATTTGTATGAAGCTTATCGAAGAATGTATATTGCTTTGGGTGTAAAAGATGTTGAACAAATTTTACCAATACCACAAGGTCCACAACCACAAGATCCTGCTATGGAGCACAGTGTTGTTTTAAAGGGAGCACCTCTTCAAGCTTTCCCTCAACAAAATCATGAACTTCACATAAAAGCACACAGAACTTTTATGTCGTCTGTTTTAGTGAAAGCAAATCCAATGGCTGTGATGAATTTAGCGTCACATATTAATCAACACGTTTCTTTACTTGCAACACAAACTGTTGATCAAGCAATGGTTGAGGAAGCAGAAAAATTACGTCAACAATTTGGTGAGCAAGTTCCACCAGAAGCATTACAAGCTTTACAAATGCAGAGAGCTGCAGCTATAGATAATGAAATTGTAAAAATTACTGAGCAAATGGTCGGTGAAGAAGCAGAAGCAATGCAAGATCAGAACATGGATCCTCTTGTTTTACTCAAACAACAAGAATTAGCCTTGAAACAAGCTGAAATGGAGATGCAAGCACAGTTAAAAGGTGAAAATCAAGCCTTAAAAGAAAATCAATTTGACTATAAACAAGTTCTTGACTCTAAAAAACTTCAAAAAGACTACGATTTAGCGGAATTAAGAGCAAATGTTGCAAGAGAGAGAACTAATGCCACTAACCAAGAAGGGTAAAAAGATTAAAAAGGCCATGACAAAGACTTATGGCAAGAAAACTGGTGAAAAAGTGTTTTATGCAAGTAAAAACAAGAAAAAAATCAAAGGTGTAGAGAAAAATGCTTAGTTTATTAGCTGGTCCAATAGCTGGAATGGTTAAAGACGCTGTTACTGGCTTTGTAGAGACTAAAAAAGCAAAAGCAGATCTTGCTTTGACTGAAATCAAGGCACAGAAGAGTTTGAAAGAGCAACAGATAGCCGGAAAAATTAGTTGGGAAGCCACTGCAGTTGATCAAATGAAAGGTAGCTGGAAAGACGAACTAATTTTAATATGTTTGTTGGTTCCGGCGGTAGCGGTTTTTATACCTGGATGGACTCCTCATATTAAAGCGGGCTTTGAAGCCTTACATTCACTTCCTGATTATTATAAACATTTATTATATATTGCCTGTTCGGCAAGTTTTGGCATCAAAGGAGCAAAAGGTGCTATGGGTTTAATAACTAAAAAGAAATAATGTGTGAGGGTTGTGATACCTTATGTTTAAAATGCGAATTAATGATGGAGAAGTGCATTAAATGTGATTGTTTGTGCCATTGTGGTACAAGCTGTATGTGTGAATGCGCAATATGTGAACATGAAGAAACAGAGACTAACAAAAACAGTTCCTCCCAAAAAAGGACCGACACCACAAGGGTTGAAAATTAATTATAAAAAGATACAAATAGTTAAGATAACTAAATAAGGATATTCTTAACGATGAAACACACGTATTTTAAAATACCTGGGTGGTTTAATTACTCAGAAACTTACGATATGATTGTTGACCAAATACCTGAAGATGGAAAGATTGTTGAAATTGGATCTTTTCTAGGTAGATCAACACATTACTTAGCTACAAGCTTAATAAATGCAAATAAAGAAAACGTAAAAATTTATTGTGTAGATACTTTTGCAGGTTCATCAGAACACGCAAATTTGAATTTACCTCAAGACTTTTCAAATATCTTTAAACAAAATCTTCAATACTTTATTGGAAGAAATATGGTTATTCCTTGTCAAGGAAGATCAGATGATACAAGTATTTTAGAGAAATTTGAAGAAGCTACTATTGATTATATAATGGTTGATGGTGCACATGAGTATGAACCTGTAATAGATGATATACAAAACTGGTGGCCTAAACTAAAACCTAATGGAGTAATGTTTGGAGATGACTATCAACTGCAAGCCGTTTCTGAGGCTGTGCGAATAACCCTTCCAGCAGTCATGGCAGGTGGTTTAGGTGTTAATGGTAGTCAAGAACAAACATGGTATGCAAGTAAAGATCAAACTTATAAATTTTTTGAAAAGACAGTACCTGGTCTTAATTGTCTTAAATGAGTATTTTTGTTCTTCACAATTATCAAAAAGAACTCAAAGGTTTAAAAGAAAATCTCCTAGAAAATCTTATTGTAGGGGTTGAAAAATTTGAGGATTACAAGTATATTTTAGGAAAGATACACATGCTTGAAGCATGCCAACAGGAACTTTCTCGCCTGCTGGAACAAGAGGAGAAAATTGATGACTAAAACGTTATACGTGCCAGATCACGTAAAAGCAAAACTTAACAATCCTTCTAAAGGGGTTGATCAAGAAAAAACTGAAATAGATAAACTACCAAAACCCGTTGGATGGAGAATTTTAGTTTTACCTTTCAAAGCAAAAGAAAAGTCAAAAGGTGGTATTTTACTAACAGATAAAACTATCGAAGACTCACAATTAACTGCATCTGTTGCCATGGTATTAGCCGTGGGCGATGATGCTTATGCAGATAAAGAAAAGTTTCCTAATGGACCTTGGTGTAAACAAGGTGATTGGGTCGTGTTTGGCAGATACGCTGGTTCTAGAATCAGAATAGATGGAGGAGAAGTAAGATTACTCAATGATGATGAAATACTCGGAACTGTTGATAATCCAGAGGACATATTAACAATACTATAACATGGAGGTACCATGCAAACAGAACTTAACACTGCAAAAGACGAAAAGCTAGTTGATCTTGATACGTCAGGTGAAGGAGCAGAAGTCGAATTAGAAGATAAGTCTCATGGTGCTGTTTCACCAGAACAGTACGAAGAAGTAAAAACCGAAGAAAAAGATCCTCTGAACCCTGTTGTTGCTGAACAACAAGGTGAGATGGATCAATATTCTGATAAGGTTAAAAAGAGAATAGACAAGCTGACTTGGAAAGTAAGAGAAGCTGAAAGAGAAAAAGAAGCTGCTCTTATTTTCGCACAAAACGTGCAAAAAGAATTGCAAGACACTCAGAAAAAAACTTATGACATTGACAAAGGTTATATGTCAGAAAGTGAAGTAAGAAACAAAATGGCGTCTGATCTTGCTCGTCAAAATCTTATTACTGCTAGAGAAGCAGGTGATTATCACAAAGAAGAAGAAGCTAGACAAGCTTTAACTAAACTGGATCTCGAAGCAGAAAGAATAAGAGTTACTAAATCTAAAAAAGAACAAGAGTATGAGCAGTTTTCAAAAGAATTAGAAAATAATGCTCAACAAGTTGTACAACAACCTAGACCACAACCCTCTGACAAAGCTTTAGCTTGGGCAGAGAAGAATACTTGGTTTAGATCAGATGCTGATATGACTGACTTTGCTCAAAGAATACACAGAGGCTTAGTAGCAGAAGGATTTGACACAGAGTCAGATGACTATTATGATGAATTGACTAATAGAGTTAAAAACAAGTTTCCAGAGTCTTTTAAAGACTCGGATCAGACGATCAGAGGTAACACAATCGCCCAACCCGTTGCTTCTGCCACAAGGTCTGCAACACCGGGGCGCAAGTCTGTTAAGTTGACCGCTAGTCAAGTGAAAATAGCAAAAAAGTTAGGGGTTCCCCTATCTGAGTATGCTAAGTACGTTTAAGGAGGTACAAAATGACAGATAATAAAACACCAAGAAGTGCACAAACAAGGGTAACTGAGGAACGTAGAAAACCTTGGAAACCACCGTCTCAATTAGACGCACCACCATGTCCTGATGGATATAAGCAAAGATGGCTTCGACATCGTGTCAACGGTATGGACGATACTAAAAACGTCAATGCCAGACTCAGAGAAGGCTGGGAGTTAGTGAGATCAGACTCACATACAGAAGGTCAATACTCTGCATATAATGGAAGTATCAAAGCTTATGAGGGTGTCATCAGCGTGGGAGACTTGCTTTTGGCAAGAATGCCAGTGGAAACAATTAATGAGCGTAATGCACATTACAAGCGAATGACTGATCAACAGACAGAAGCTTGGGAAACAGATCCACTGCGAGAACAACATCCTAGCATGCCTATGAACGCAGATAGGCAAAGTCGTGTATCTTTTGGTGGCGGAAATAAAAAACCATCTCAAGATACTTAATAATAAAGGAGATGAACTATGGCAAATCAACAAGGAAACTTTGGATTTCGTCCCGTTCAAATGCTTGGTGCAGCTTATAATGGTCAAGGCCAACAAGAGCTGTCAATAGCAAGTAACGAGACAAATTCAATCTTTCAAGGTGATCCAGTTGTATTAAATGCAAATGGGTCGATTTCTCGTGGATCTACTGCTGGTGCTGAACTAATTGGTATTTTTAACGGTTGCTTTTATACAGACCCTACAACGTCTAAACCAACTTTTTCAAATCATTATCCAGGCGCCATTGTAGCAAGTGATATCGTTGCTAACGTAATCACAGATCCAGATGTGGTATTTGAAGTCAAAGTAGATGACGCAAATGCTGGACAAGCACAAGTTGGTTCAACAGCTAACATCGCAACATATAGCGCAGGAGATACCACATCAGGTATTTCTGCCGTTGTTCTTGATGGAAGCACGTTTGCAACTAGCAGTGCATCAAACTTCGCTGTGTACGCACTTTCAACAGATGTGGACAACAGCGACTATACTGAAGCTAACGCTAACATTCTTGTTAGAATTAATAAGCACCAGTATAGAGATACTACAGGTATATAGGAGGTTAAACTATGGCTATATCTAGAAGTCAACTCGTTAAAGAGTTAGAGCCAGGTTTGAACGCCCTGTTCGGCTTGGAGTACGGGCGCTATGACGCTCAACACGCAGAAATCTTTGAAACAGAAACTTCCGATCGTGCATTCGAAGAAGAAGTAATGTTATCAGGATTTGGTAATGCAAGAACGAAGAGTGAAGGTGGATCAATTGTTTATGACAATGCGACAGAAACTTTCACAGCACGTTACACACATGAAACAATTGCACTTGGTTTTGCAATCACTGAAGAAGCTGTTGAAGATAATCTTTATGACAGAATCTCAGCAAGATATACAAGAGCACTTGCACGTTCCATGGCAAACACAAAACAGGTGAAAGCTGCAAACATTTTAAATAATGGTTTTGACAACAACTTCCCTGGTGGTGACGGTGTTGCTCTTCTTTCTGACGCACACCCGCTTGTAGCAGGTACATTGAGAAATGAACTTGCTGTGGCTGCTGATCTTAATGAAGCATCATTAGAGCAATCTTTAATTGATATTGCTGCATTTGTAGACGAGAGAGGTTTATTAATCTCTACTCAAGGAAGAAAACTTATTGTTCCTTCTGAGCTACAATTCGTTGCTGACAGATTAACCGAGTCTGCTTTCAGAGTTGGTACTGCTGACAACGATATAAATGCATCAAGAAACATGGGTATGATTCCTGAGGGATACACAGTAAACAACTACTTAACTGACCCAGATGCATTCTTCCTAAAAACCGACATTCCTAACGGATTCAAATTATTCCAAAGAAGTCCAATTAGAACTTCAATGGAAGGTGATTTCGACACAGGAAATGTAAGATACAAAGCTAGAGAGAGATATTCATTTGGATTCTCAGATCCTAGATGTGTATTCGGTTCACCAGGTGCTGCATAAGCATTAAATACATAAGAATCAAAAGGGGGCTTTAAGGCCCCCTTTTTTTATGGTACTTTAAAACTTTATTAACCCTATGACCCTTCGGGGACTATTAACAAAAGGAGATAGACATGGGAACAACTACATTTTCTGGACCAGTAAAGGCCGGAACAATTAAAGACACAACAGGAACTACTCTTGGCTCAGATGTCAAGAACGTAGGTTTTGTTGTAATGGCACAATCAGCAATTGTTGATATTATTGGTGCTTCTCACTTAAACCAAGTGATAGCAACAATTCCTGCAAACTCACAAATCACCGATGTGGTATTGAATGTAACGACAGTAAATAATGACTCTGGTGCTGCAACTGTTTCAGTAGGAACAATAGCTGATGCCAATGCTTTTATTGATGCTGCGAATGTTAAAGCATTAGGTACTACTTATGGTACTCTTGACACAGAAGCTACCGATATTGGCACAACAGATATTCAAGTAGTAGCTGATTTTACAGGTGCTAGTGGTGACGCAACAACAGGTGCTGCAACAGTGACTGTGAAATATTTACAAAATAATTCAATAGCACTTGCTGGCGATGTACCTGCGTAAGGAGTAAACTATGATAGGTACAAGTTCGGCAAAAGTTACTGCAACAGGTAATGTGACTACAAGACCAGCAAGGCTTATTGCTATTCATGCAGTTTGCGCAGGATCTGCAGGAAGTATAGTTCTTAAAGATTCTGCCACTGGAAGTACCTTATTTGATATTGATACTCCAGGCAGTGCTACCGCAGTAATTGAAACTTACATTGGTGATGAGGGTATGAGATTTTCAACACAAATTCACGCTACTCTTACTAATGTAACATCATTGACTTGTTTTTTTGCATAATGAGAAAACGAGACAAACAACCCCCAAAAACTAAAAAATATTTCCGCTCCACTAAATCTGGGGCGGGAATGACTAAGGCAGGTGTTGCTAAATATAGAAGAGACAACCCTGGTTCTAAATTAAAGACCGCAGTTACAGGTAAAGTAAAACCTGGTTCTAAGTCAGCAAAAAGAAGAAAATCGTTTTGTGCTAGAAGTGCAGGACAAATGAAAAAGTTTCCGAAGGCAGCAAAAGACCCTAATTCAAGATTACGACAAGCAAGAAAGAGATGGAGATGTTAAAAGGATACTTCTATCTTTTCTGTGCATTCTTATCTTTGATATTTATGTACTTATCAATTTCAAACTCCTTTGCTGAGACCAATACCGTGTCGAGTACGGTAGTAAATAATACGCCACCAACAGCAAATGCACCTGTAATTCCAAACTCTAATTCAGATATATGTAAAGTTGGTGTGGGTGGAAGTGTTCAAAATAATGTATTGGGTTTAGCTACAGGCGTTTTGGTCGATGACGAGCTGTGTCAGCTTCTTAAGCTTTCTCGCTCTCAGTACGCATTTGGCATGAAAGTGTCGGCGGTGGCCCTTTTGTGTCAGGACCCTCGTGTCTGGACGAGCATGATGGATGCGGGGACCCCGTGCCCTGTATCAGGTTTGATCGGGGCGGAAGCCGCTGCATATTGGGAAGCTAATCCAGATAAGATTCCAGATGGCAGTAGATATAAAACTGAATATGTACAGGCTGCAAAACCTGTTAAAGGAGAATTAAGTGATGCAGGGTATATTGCCTTGTATAAGACTTTATTTCTTATTACCACTGGTCTTTTATTGTTTTAATGTATGAAAAAAGAAGACATATTTATTTGGGCTATAATACTTTCTATATTAATACTTCCCTTTTCTTTAAAAGCTAATACTTGTCTACCTGATGTAGAAGGTCTTTGTATTCCTGGAGTTACAATCACAGAAGAATCTGTCGTTGTTAAAACAGAAGAAGATAAAGGTACAGAAATAATTTTTACTGAAACTACCACCAAAACAACAACCACTACTACTATTACGAATGAAGATTCAGGAGACATTCTTGACGGTGATAATGGATATGTAGCTATAAACAAAGAAGGTGATATGGATTATGACTGGTCGGGTCAAGGTCCTGCAAGTATGCCTAGTGGTAATTCTTGTTATGGGTTAGGTGCAGATAAATGTGCTCAAATTACAGGAGGAGGTAACTCAACGTCTACGATGGGTGTTGATGGTATGGGTACAACATTTTTTAACACTATTGACATATCAGATTTACAAATAGATAACGGTGGAGAAATCAAATACTCAATTGAAGTAGATAAACAAGATGCTCAAGATAGAATATACATGCACGTTTCAGGATTTAATGGAACTACTTCAGTCTTTTCAGGTACTGACGTCTTGTCTGAATCTGGAGTATCAACAGGCTACCAATCTTATAATGGCTCTTTCAATTTCAGTGGCATATTAGATAAAATAATTGTTGAAGTTGGTGGAAGAGACATCAATCTTGCTATTGGTCCTTTATTTGATGATGTTAGCATCAATGTTTTCTATAATGTAATTAATACTATTGTTACTCAACACATTACAACTTTAGAAGAAATATATTATTTAGATATCTTTAATCCTGTTGAATTAGACTTTGTTGAAGAAGTGTTTGAATATAATGATATTAGTATGGAAGAAGGAGAGATATCATTCACTCCTGTAGAACCTGAGGTAGAAGAGGTAACACTTGCAAGTGTTGAATTAGAAATAGCTGAAATTGAAATTAATTTACCAGAGCCAGAACCTGAAATTGTTGAAGTTAAAACAGAGATAGAGATGGAGATTGAAATGGAAATGGAAGAAATTGTAGTTGTAGAGGCTGAACCTGAAGAAGAGACTATCGAAGAATCTCAAGAAGAACCACAGGAATCAGAACAAAAAGAACTGCAACCAAAAGAAAAAGAAAAAGATCCAGAAGAAAAGCCAAAAGAAGAGAAATCATCTAAACCTAAAGTAACAAAAAAAGAAAAAGCTGCTACCAAAATCGTAAAAAAAATAGATGATAAAGCTAGATATGATGATGATGCTCAAATGAAAACATTAATTGTGATGCAGATACTTGGCAATACAAAAACCTTTTTTGATAGTCAAGCATACATACAAGATACAAACGTTACTGAGTATTTGAACAAGACAATAGATGATCCGTATGGTATACTCTTCAATAAGGCTCAAAATGAAACAATGAATGATATGGTGAACTCACAATGGCAGAAGTCTCAATAGGCGGAATTTCCTTCAAAGGAGGAAAAATGATGGCAATTATCCTTGCACTTAGTAGTGCCGTGGGTGCTTTGTATGGTGGATTTGAAATGTATAAACGTTTTCAAGATATGTCCGCAGCTATAGAGGCCTATCAGGAGCCGGATTTAAGCGGATTTGATAAGAAGATTGCACTTGTGGAGAGCAATACAAACGCACAAATGGAGATTGTTTTACAAAAGGTTGAGGGTTTAAAAAGTGAGCTTAATATAGTTTTAGAGGAAATTGGCCTAATATCCCAAGTTAGTAGGGAACTTAAGGACGACCTTAAAACGAATCTTCGCAACGTTGAAAATGACGTGCGTCACATCACCGAAATTGTGAATGACGTCGAAGACAGACAAAAAGAAGACACTAGAGAGATATTTAATGAGCTCAAATTGATAGAAGAAAACCTTGACTTACAAATTAATAAGGCTTTAAATAACCCTTTAAGTAACATGAGTGCTAAAACAAAATGATTAAATTAGATATAAAAACCATATTACCTTATCTTGTCCTAATTGGCACAATGTTGATCACATGGGGTATGTGGTCTGAACGTTTAAATGCAGTTGAACAAAAAGCAGATAGTGTTGCAGAAATGCAACAAGATATTGCTGTCATAAAAATACAGATTCAAGCGATTGATGAAAAAATGGCTTGGATGGAAGAATTTCTAATTAAGAATTACAGTGAATTTTAATGGCTATTAGTAGATCACAAATGGCCAAACAAGTAATGAAACCAGGAGGTAAAAAAAATGGGAAAACTCTGCGCAAGAGGAAAAGCCGCCGCAAAACGTAAATTTAAAGTGTATCCTAGCGCATATGCAAATATGTATGCTAGTGCAGTTTGTAGTGGAAAAGTAACACCTGGTGGCAAAAAGAAAGCTAAGAAAAAAGCTATGGGTGGTACAATTTCACAACAAAGAAAATCCGTATCTGCTAATCGTATGGCTGAGGGCGGATCAATCGTTGCTGCAGGATGTGGCATGGTTGAAAATTCAAAAAGAAAAAAAACCAAACTTTATGTCTAAGGAGGTAAATCATGGGAAAATTATGGAATAAGTGGAATGGCTTAAACAAAAAAGGCAAAGCGATAGCTGCTGTTTTTGCGTTAGTTGTTCTTTGGGCCATTTATAATCAAATCTGGTAATGGCTAAAAAAGGTTTACGTGCTTGGGTGAAAGAAAAATGGGTGGACATTGGTGCACCTAAAAAAGATGGTAAGTACCAACCCTGCGGTAGGTCTAAAGGTTCAAAAAGAAAATATCCAAAATGTGTTCCGCTTGCAAAAGCAAGAGGTATGAGCACATCTCAAAAAGCGTCAGCAGTACGAAGAAAACGTGCTGCTGGCAATCCAGGCGGTAAGCCAACGAATGTAAAAACTTTTGTCTCGAAAAAAACAAGCAGAAAAAATAAAAGATGATGTAATTGATTGGTCTAAGAATGTCTTAGAACCAATGAATAAACATCTAGGCTTTCCAGCATGTCCTTTTGCTGCGAAGTGGAGAAAAGATGGTAAGCTAAGAATAGAGGTTAGATCTGACAAAACCAAATATGAAAAGCACCTCACCAAT